GTGGGTTCAAGGAGTCCAGGAGTCACTAGACTCCTCAACATCCTTGGCCAGCCATCAAGCTCAGTCCCTTTGCGCCTTGGAGACGCGCAGAGGACACGAAACTCGAGTCGCTGGAAATCCTGCACCCAACGGGCAGAGTGAGACGAACGATTCAATCGCTCGGCCACTTGCTTATCTCGGGTGAACCAGCACGGAAATCCCGAAGAAGGGGTACCAAATGGTATAATACCATAGGTACCCTCTACGAGATCTACGATTCGGTCCGCAGCACTCTCATATCCCTTATCTCGAAGTTCATTCGAGATGGAGACATAGGAGTGAAGAGCAGGCCCATCGGATTTCTCTCCTGACCAGACCTTCCGTAATCGAGTAGGAGTGACACAGACGCCCTTAAAGGCATCCATGCCACAGCTTTCTCGAAACGGACCGTCTATACAGGATTTAGAAACGTTGACCTTCAAGCCAACAGATTCTAAGTCCTGTATGCAGCGTCGTGCATGTTCGGTGGGGATAATCAAATCATCCCCATAAACATGCACAAGCCTTGCTGCCTGTGCCATACGGCACTTGGTAGCCCGGGAGATTGACGCTACGAGTACCGACCAAAAGACGAACGCTTCAACTGGGAAGCAAACTGCTGAACCCATTGGAGCGAACTTCAGGAGAGGTACAACGTCTCCACTCGGGAGACGTGTAGCGTCAGTACGGATTGCCTCTAAGACTCGAACAAATTCAGGAGTGCTCTTAAACACTCTTCGAACAAGGTCGAGCGAGACACGGTCCGACGCATCCTTGAGATCGAGCGTAGCAAGCTGAAGAGTAGCAGAGCTCTCTTGAGCCAGATTACGATTGACCTCTTGGGAGGCAAAGTTGATCCGTCCTTTAGTGAGGTGATGAGCCTCCAAGAAGCGGACCAGACTACGGCCAACGCCCTGCTGAATCCACTGGTATTCCAATGGCTCAGCAGAGATAAGCCTCGGACCCCGACTATCTTTCGGAACCAGCACAACTTTGGCCGTTCCGGCTTGAAGCCGTTCAAGGCCTCTGTACCACTGGACACGATCGATAATCTCCCTCCCCCGTCCTGCGACATAGAAGTCGTAGTACGGGAAGACCTGATGGATACGGTCGTAGAGACGTGAAAAGTTCCACTTCTCTTCGAGTCGTTCACCAGTAGCTACGGCTCCTGGACCATGACGCGGAAGGACGTCCCGAGGATCAAAGTCCTTGAGAACGTATCCTGTGATCTTCGCTGCCAATTCCAGTAATGGAGTAGCAGGTTCGAGATCAAGGACCTCAAGCTCCTTCTCAGTCAGGATGAAGCTGTTGATAACAGCAGCTTCCTGTTCCTGAGTATAGGGGAGCTCAAGCTTGTACGCGAAAAACAGCACCTGACGGAGGTGTGCAACCGCCGCGGGTGGTGCCGTCTCCAGGAGAATCCCAGACTCATCGAAGAGAACGTTGAAGTGTGCCGACAGAAATGCCGGTGTCTTCCGATTCTTAGCGGGTTTAAAGCCGTTCGGAATCGTGAACGTTCGAGTCGCCAAACCTTCATCAAGAGCCTTCCCCAGACGGGGGAGGCTCTTGGTGAGGAAGGAGAGACCCTCGGCACGAGTTCGCTTCTGTAAAGTTGCGAGATCTCGTGCCAAGGCCTTCGGTGGTGTGGGGTAGGAAGCATTGCGTGTCAGAAGGTGCGCAGTGAGATCGAGGACAGTGTCCTCCACCAGGCTCTTCCGGACGGCCATGACGGTCGTTCTCCTGAGTGAGCCCAATGAAATCTACCTCTGCTGCCTCTAGAAAGAGCAAGCAGAACCCCAAACAACCGGTAAAACAGGAGTGCGTAGGTGTAACCACACACTTACCCGTCCATGGGTTGATTGGCGTCCAGCCCCACACTGTGGGCCGTGATGAATCGTTGTTACGATTCGCCACGGAGCAAGGATGCAATGCAGTCCGTGTCTGCCAGACCAGACGTGAGAGCCTGATCAGTCAGAAAATCGAGCAGGTTACCTACCTGATCGAAAACGACTTGGTTAGTCATCACGGCAGACCGCGGAACGGCGAGCGTAAAGTTCACCGTTAGCGTCCGGGGCACTCCTGCCGCATCGGCAATGGTTCGGGTCATACGGACAAGATGGCGATCAACGGCATCAGCGCCCTTCCCAGTCACATTATGGAGAACCTCCATAAGTGCAGGGGCAGAGAGCGTTGTCGCAGTATCGATCCACCTAGATCCGTTCTGAAGCGAACCTACACGTCGATACGTAACATCGGTACCATCGGCATCGTCAAGAACGATGTCAGCAGCAAAGTTCATTGGGCAAAATCTCCTTTGTGTCTTGGAGCGACTGTATAGTCACCCGACTGTACTGGCGCGCCAAGTGCGCTGTTACTGCGTATGCAAGCCCATACAGAGCTGTAAGACCTAGCAAACACCAAACGAATCGACGGAGAGTGGTACCCATTCCACTCTTAGCCTTTATTCGAATGCGTGTAGCATCAGTCGAACAGATCCGTGTGGTACGCCCACATTCGCAGATTGACGTAAGATACGTCAAGGGAGCGACGACCCGATTAAAGCCGCCGCTAGCATCTGCTGATTGGATGTCAAGCCCTCCGTGTTTAAGAAACCGGCGGGTACCGGCAGTCCAATGACTCTCTGGTAACCGACACAGGTCCCTCTGTCAGCCTCGTAACTTACGGGACTGAACCCCGAGGGAAATATCGCGTCCAACGACCATTCGCCGGAGAAACTATAGGAGTGCGTCACTCGATGCAACTCCCAAGGACCGACGAACGGTTGAACCGCTGTGCGCGATAGTGCGTTGCCAGCGCGGCTAAACCAGTCCACAACGAATGAAAAGGGAACTGCTTCCCAA